ACCTTCTTTTTGACAAAGAAGGGGCGGACGTTCCTTCCGCACCAGAAGTCTTGTCCACATGACTCATAGAAGTATCCTGAAGTGAAGGTTTTCTTTCTGTTAGGAGAGAATCCCAGACACTCCAGAGCTTCCATGAGAATCGTGGCAGACTCCTTGGGGACGATTATGTCGTCCCCGTAGACCCAGACGTCCTTAGACAGGCGGTCAGCCTGTCCGGACACTACTGTGCTGGCGTGAGCCAGCGCGTAGAAAATCAGGGTCTCCAGCGGGAAAGTGTACCCATTGCCCATGCTCGAGAGCTTCTCTAGACGAATCTTCTTGCCCTTCCACGTAGTGGAGGGACAGCGACTCTTCAGAAGAAGATCGAGCCACTCATCTGAGACGGGAGAGGAAGTGGGGTCTTTTGGATCCCACTCCGTCGCCATCAAGTCGGAAAACATATCAACCACCAGGTTGGTAGCGATAGTATCCGATGCAGATGAGAGATCGATGGTTGCCAAGCCATCAACAAGAGCCCGCTGAGCTGCCTTCTGGTTGTTCACCTGAGTCCGGATGTCAATACCGGCACGAAGGAGCCGTTTCTGAATGAGCGAGCCGATCCCTAGCTGGAGAAAGACATTCCAGCGTGGTTCGACACAAATCGCTCTATCAGTTTTAGCGTTCTTGGGAACAAAGGAAAGTCTGGACGAGTCCTCATAGATTGCTCTATGCGGGAACTCCCCTCTCATGTCGGCATCCTCATTACTAAAGATGTCGTCGTAGAGAGGGACTATCCAGGGTGTACAGCTTCCATCAGAGCCGAACTTATGATACACGGAGGTGTTGTCACCTTTTGTTGTCAGGTCCGACCCTGGTCCGAAACGTACCTGTGAACGTATGTACTCATAGTCAACCTTCTTCAATATCGAACGGATTTTCAGTTTGGCGAGGTGATAAACCTCCTCAACTTGAACAGGCATGACGGTTGTTTTGTCAGAGCCTGCCCACCGACGACGGAAGAAGTCATTGACCTGAGCACACCTCGCTTCTGCAGCTTCCCATTTCTGGAACGCCACGGCGGTACGGTCAATCCCTAGGTCAAAGTCCGAAAACTTCGACAGTAGACTGACACATGCATGGTCGTACTCAAATGAGTCCCGATGAAACATCGGCTCGTAATCAGTCGGAGTTGCCTCCAACTGAATCAAGTCATGGAAGGATCCATGCTTGAAGCACAACCAGACCGCAAGCGACCGAGGTGAATCGGCCAGTTCACACAGTGACAGAAGAACATCGGGTAACGGGTCAGCCGTCAGCAGCTCGAGAGCTGCATTCGGCGCCCTTCCCCTGATGTCTCCAGCAGTGGCTGCTTTTGAGTTGCCCATTTGCGGGTCCAGCTCAAAAGCCGCGCAGTACTACAGGCCTTCCAGCGCCGAAGAACAGCATGTTGTAAGCACCGGGAGCATAAGGTCCAGAGAAACCACCAAGAGTCTGTGTAAGACCCCTGATGATTCCCTGGGAAACCTCATACTCCCCGAAACCTCCAACAGCTATACTCGGCAACTGTCGGTACTGTGCCAGCCACGTCTCAAAGCACAACAGACCAAACTCAGCGAGGGTCACCACGGAAGCCGTGGAAACGTTATCGTTGAGGTAGGCACCTGTTATGTATGAGTACGTGGTGACATTCATGGCTCCAGGGGAGCCACTTTGGCAGTACACGGCGCTATCAAAGCGCATCAGAGCAGCTTGAACTTGGTTCATGATGCTCCCTGTGGCCTAGTTCGGGGGGTTGTAATCGACAACCGTGTCGCTGATCACCGTCGCCGCCAGGAGGTTCTTGACGTAAGCCAAGATATCCTTGCGGTTCTGGAGAGAAGCGCGATTCGGGACAACGAACTCCACCTTCCCGAACAGATTGAAGGCCACCTTCGGCACGGGAGTATAACCCCCGTCAGC